AAGCCGGGCGGGACGACGTCCACGTCCTTCGAACGCTCCTTGACGATGAGCGCGAGAAGGTCGGCGGGGTTCAGACCGGGAGACGCCACTCCGTTGAGGTGCTTGGTTGTTCGTGTAGCCATAGGACGCAAAGGTCGTCGCAGTATTCACCCCACACGAAGCCCTGCGACCAGGACAGCGTGGCCCTCCTCGTGTTGGCGTATTCCATCGCACCCTGCCGGGTGAGCGTGCCGACGCAGAAGCCAGTCGGGTTGTCGGAGCGTCTGCCCTTAGCCATCGCGGCTCGGTGCGTGTGCGCATGGACGACGTTGCCATAGGCCTCGGCGTGATCTCGCGTGGCGTTCTCCCCATACATGGTCCCGTGCATCCAGTCGAAGTTGCCGATGCGGGTCCGCTGGAAGACACCCGTGTAAGGGACGTAGGTCGCCCGGAGCTTTCGGGCCTTCTCCTCAATCGAGTTGAGCAGTTGGTTGGAGGCCCACTGGAGGATCTCGTTCTTGGAGTTGAGGAGGTGACGGAGGCGTGCCTCATGGTTGCCCTCGTCGATGTCCGTGACCTTCAGCTCCTCCAAAAAAGCAAGCCCGGCGTCGATGTCGGGCTTGATGGGGTCTCCGTCTCCGTTGGCTCTGGCCTTGGTCATCAGGGCCGAGAGGTCGGTGAAGTCTCCGAGGTGTCGGACCCTGTCACCCTTGCCCGGCCTAATCCAATTCTTGCGGAACTTCACGACGGCATCCTTGGCGAGCGGGTCAATGAAGGGGCCGTGAGAGCAGCCGACCGCCATGATGCGCTTCCAAGGGCGTGTGATGTTCATGTCTATGTCTGGATGAAAGGCTCGCCCGTGACGGACGTCGTGAAGCCGGAGCGGCTCAGGACGTGCTCAACGCTCTTCAAGACCCACTGCTTGGCAATCGCGGCCTTCGTGGGGCTCGCACTAAGTGGGTAAGGGAAGCCCTCCACCGTGACGAGTTTCTCGCTCTGGAGATCCACACGGCCCGGCATGGACAGGCTCATCTTGCCGCCCTGTCGGGTGAACCGCTTGAGGATGGCGTCGGCCTGTTGCTTGGCCTCGGCTTGGTCCACCGAAGGGGTCTTCGGGCGGAAGGTGCGCGAGCCTTCGCCGGCAGTCTCATACTTCGTCTCACCCGTGGTCACGTCGTGCCAATGGGTCACCACCTGGTCATAGACCGCCCCCTCCTGCCAGTCGCCGGAGTAGGTGGTGACCTCCCCTCGCTTGATGGTGACGGACGGCAGCGGCTTGTTGTCTGCGCTGGTCGTGAGGCCCGCACCCTCCTTCACGATGACGAGCTTCCCGTTGACGGGCTTGACCACGTATCCGCGAGGCTGGACCAAGCGGCGGATGAGCCCGGCGTCTGGCTCCTCGGTCTGGTCGAGGTGGGGAGTCGCCATCGAAAGGATGTCGCCGGGGGCAACGAGCTCGACGCCGTGCTCCTTGGCGATGGTCTTGGCAATGTCGCCGAGGGTGGAGGGTTCCCACGAGCGGGTCTTGACCACCAGCCAGGACTCAAGGGCGAAGCCGGAGGAGCCCGTGGCGAAGGCGGCGGACTTGCACGTGATGACCACTTGGTCGGGCGGGCCTTGGAACGAGGCCTTGTCCACGATGAACTTGCCGAGGGCCGTCAGCTTGCCGTCGTAGCCCAGCAGGATCTCCAGCTCGTCCCCTTGGGTGGGCGGGGCGAGGGCGGTGCCGGAGTTGTCGAGCGTGATGGTCAGGCTGTCGGCCTCGTCCTTGGACTCGTCCCGGACACGGATGGAGACGAGGTAGGGCTTGAACGTCTGGGTGACGTCCTTGCCGTTCGCCTTGATGGCCCAGTCCGGCTTCACCAGAGGCGCACGCTTGCCTCAGCCTTGGCTTCCAAGGTGGGCAGGATGATGAGAAGGCCGGAGGGGTAGATGAACCCACGGGCCGCAAGGCCGGGGTTGGCGGCGAGGACGGCTTCGACCTGACCAGGCATCTGCTCGCCGTAGATCTTGCGGCAGATGTCGTCGAGCATGTCGCCCTCGCGTGTGACGTATTGGGTGCTCATTCGGCGAAGCGTTTAAGGCTGAGGGTGAACTCGATGCGGCGGGGGGCTCCGTTGGCACGGAAGACGCCCTGGCGGTCCGTCAGGCCCGTGATGACCCACTGGCCTAGGCTCACCCCTGCCTCGTCATTCGTGAAGGCTACAAGGTCAAGCGGGACGCCTTTGTCGGCCTCGCGAGACATCAGGCCAATCTGCTCATAGCCTCCCTTGTATTCGGGATAGATGACCCCGGCGAGGGTGATGCCCGGAGCGGCCTTGCCCGTGAGCTGCATGGAGGGGAAACCCCCGATGAGGGGTTGCTCCGTCCAGTCCCAGGAGCGGGTGCGCACGAGGTCCTCGTAGGCGGCGGTTTCGATGGAGAAGCGGAAGTCTCCGAGGGCGAGCATTACTTCGTTCATGGTTAGGCGACACCAATCTGGTGGGGCTGGACGTCACGCATGTAGCGTCGGAACTCCTCCATGATCTCGTGAGCGTTGGAGCCCGTGGCCCCGGTGATGTTGAAGTTGTAGGTGGCGGCGGCGGACGTGCCGGGGGCGGGCTTGCCGAAGCCCTTGCCAGCGGGGGCCGAGGTCGGGTTGCGGAGCACGTCGGGCGTGGCCGGGGTGGTCTTGCGGAACAGGCCTTTGACGGGGCCGGTGCCGGGAGCCCGCTCAGGGAGATCAGGAAGGCGGGGCTGGACCGGGTTGGTCGGAGGGGCCGAGGAGCCGTCATCGAAGAACAGCCCGCCGATGTTCTCGCCCACCTTGCGGGAGAACGATGCCACGCCTTCGAACGCCTGGAGCACCTTGGTCATAACCCAGAGCCACTTCTCCATCACGGTCAGGATGATGGGGAGGTTGTCTGCGAGGGTCTTGAAGACAGGGACGAGGGCGTCACCGAAGGCTTGGAAGCCCTTCTTGGTTTCCGGGTTGTTGAACCACGCCGTCACCTTGTCGAGGACGTTGGTGATGAGAGGCAGGACCTTGGTCCCCATCTCCAGCCACATCGACTTGAAGGAGATGCCGAACTTGGAGACGGCGACGTCATAGGACTGGGCGAGCTTCTCCTGGTCTTTGGTGATCTTGTAGCCCGCCTCGCGGGAGTCGCTCATCATGCCCCGGATGCCGTCACGACCTTGGTTGAGGAGGTTGACGAACCGGGCGGAGTTCTTGCCGAAGAAGGCGTTCGCCAGCGACACCTTGGGGATGTTGCCGTTGTAGTTCTTGAACGCCTCGGCGAGAGCCTGGACCTGAGTCTCGGGCGTGAGGATGGACAGTTCCTCCCACGTGAGGCCCAACTCCTTGAGCGCATCAGCGGTCGGCCCGGTGCCGTCCTTCGCTGACTCCAGCGAGAGGGTCATCTTGCCGAGTTTCTCGGTCAGCTTATCGGCCTCGATGCCAGACAGTCCGGCAGCGTATTGCAGACCGAGGAGATTGCTGGCGGTCATGCCGAGGCCATCGGCCACGTCAACGGTGTCGTCGATGAACTTGCCCGTGGCGTTGCCCAGGGCGACCACGGCGGCGGTGGCGGCAACCCCGGCGGCGGCGACTGCGGCCACGGCGGCGGCGGTGGCGGCGACGAAGGGAGCAGCGGCCCCGACAGCGGAGAGGGTCGAGACGGTGGCAGGGCCGAAGGTCGAGGAGGACGCGAGGCCTCGGGCGATTAGAGATCCAGTCGGTCCGAGGTTCAGTCCACCGCCGGAGTGGAGCATCCCGCCGATGGCGGAGAGCCGACCCTGTCGCGCACGCATGGACGCTTGGGTGCGGTAGAGGGAGGCGAGTTTCTTCTCAAGGTCGCCCGTGGACTTCCCGGCGGCCTTGAGTTCCTTGACCATCTTCTCCAGCTCTTTGGTCTGCTGGCTGATGGCCTTGAGTTCAGCACCGACGCCCTTTGCGTTCTTGGTGATGGCACCGAAGGCCTTGCCAAGGGAGGAACTGACGTTCCCTCCGATGGTGATGGTTGCTGCTAGGTTGCGGTCTGCCATTAGGTGGTTGGTGGTTTCGGGATGGCGTTTAACCAGTCGATGAACTCGCCGACCTCCAAGCCGCCAATCTCAGCGAGCGACCAGCCGGTATGCTCGGCCAGCATCAAGACGCCCTTGCGGGCATCCTCGACTGTCAGGAAGTAAAACCCCGGAACACCTCTTGGAGCTTGGAGTAGTCCTTGAGGTCGAGGCCTCGGATGTCCTCGGGGGACACCTGGCAGAGGTTGGCGAAGAGCACGATCTCGCGCTCGATTTCGTCCTTGATGCGGTTGGCGGTCAGGACGTCGCCGACGGTGGCACGACGCATGGAGAGCACGCCGACCTTCGCACCAGCGATGGTCACGGGGAACTCCAGCTCGATGGTTGCAGCCGACATGGATTACAGACCGCCCAGGGCGTTGCGGACCCGGTTCACGGAGCGGATGACGTCGGCGGCTTGGTCGAGGACTCCGAGGGCGGAGCCACCGATGCCGAGGGCCGCACGCTGTTCGGCGAGGCGGTCGATGGAGCCGATGACGCGCTTCATGTTCGGGATGTCGATGTCGTGGATGAC